CAGCTCTTACATATGTGTCATATGCATTGACTACGAGGTTGCCTACACCAGAGATTTGAGTGGTTGCCATTTACGGCACCGCCTTTCTGGGTTAGTACCCAGCTTTACCAAGATCTGCAAATAACGCCTTCAATGCATCTGGCCCCTTAGTGGCGGCCTCATCCATCTGAGCCTGAATCATCTGTTCACGGTCGGCACTAATGCCACCATCAATAGTTGCTTGGGCTTTCTTGTAGGTATCTGCAAAACCATCAGGTAAACCTGAGTTTGATTGGTTGGATGGCACACCGAATACATCACCGTATTCTGCGAGCCATGACGACAACGATTCCTCCGTGAGGTCGATGTCCTGCGGAATGAAAGCCGAAATCTTCGGGTTCACTCCTCGAGCCGTGAGGACTTCTGAAATAGTCCGGTCTCTTTTATCTTTACGCAAACTTGAAAGCTCTTCCTGAATTTCTTTCAGTTGCTTTTCTTTTGCCTTATTGGCCTTGCGTAGTTGACCGAGAACATCATTCGATTCCGTATCGAAATCATCCTCATCGTCTTCGTAATTGGACATGTGTCCTACTCCCTTTTCTATGTTAGTCGCTGGCCACAATGCAATCGGGGAAATGCATCGGCTCCAACTTCCGGTCTTATACTCATCTCAAGTTCCGGCGATCCAAGAGACGGAGTGGGTGTTCAGGTCTTGAACCTGAATGACTGCCAGTCACCCTATTTATTAAATTAAGCCTGTGGTCTTTGTTCCCAATGCTGAACGACCAATGGCACTTGTGCCACCGAATGCTGCTGCACCGATTGCTTGGATTCTAGATCCCTTCATCTGTGCCGCTACATCGCCACCAAACTCGGCAGCAATAGCCTCTTGGGCCCCATAACTTTCGCCATAGATCTGTCCTATAGCACCAGTAGTTTGTATATCCTTTTGAACCTTTGAATAGGCTTGGCGTTGTTGACCATAGGTCAAGTTACCTGCACCGTATTGCTGACCAATACCAGCTTGTTCTTTACTTAATCCTGAAATAAGAGCTGCTGCTGTATTCATATTCTTTCCAGCAATAGACTCAAGTATTGGTTGACCCTTGGTTGGATCAGCAAAGTATGCTGTCAAAGCTTCATCGCCAATACCGTATAGGTCTTTAAGTTGACCACGGATACCCGGATCTGTTGACTTAACAAAGTCGCTATAGGCTTGCATGGTATTAGCAACATCTGTCACATTGTAATTATTCTTTAAGAATGTTTGGAAATCTGTTGTTTGGTCATAGAAACCTTTTGGAGCATTATATGCTTGCATTGTCTTCTGGTACTCATCTTCCATACCAACAATGGTCTTCTCATCTAATGCCTTAAATCCATTGGCTAAACGATCTTCATTGACTTTACCAAAGCGATCATAGTAAGACTTTGTATTGATAAGTGCTAAATAGAATCCTTCTGATGAGGTAGGGATTTCGTCAAATGCTTTACCAAATCTATCTTTACCTGTGCCATTATAGATGTTAACAATTTCTTGTCCAAGCTCGGCCATACCTGCTTGGGCAAAGCGTTCTTTGGTAATTTCAAATGCTGATTTACGCTGGGCATTAAGGGCATCAGTTTTGGCTTGGTTTTGTTGATCCTGAAGTTGCTTGAGAAGAGCTGCATTGTTGTCAGCCATCATCTTATTTATTTGATCTGTAGTAAGACCGGGTTGGGATTTAGTTCCTGTAATCTCAGATGTTCCATCTGAATAAAATGTTGTAAATGTTCCATCACCATTGGCAGCAATTCTAGTTACGGTTTTACCTGTTGATGTTTTGGTTCCAGTAATTTCAGTAGTGCCATCGCTATATGTAACAGTAAAAGTTCCATCACCATTAGGAACGGTTGATACTATTGTTTTTCCAGTTCCGTAAGCTCCGTTTGGATCAGTTGGAACATATTCTCCCGTTCTGGGATCTAACTTAAACGGAGATGTTGGGTTTACTGTTTCTCCAGAAGAATTTACATATCCTTCCTTTGTTCTAGTAGAACCTGTCGGAATTGGCCCAACATACATTCCGTTGTTTGGGTTTCCTTCAGTAAGACCAGTTGGAGTTCCAGAAGCAGCGGCAACACCGGCAGCAGTAGATGTATCTACAGTTCTTCCGGGGCCTTGATCCCCACCGACAGGAACAGCAGAAGAAGCTGCTGGAGTCTTGGAAGGAATAGCTACAGAAGAGCCAGAGAAAATTGCTGTCTGTCCTGCTGCGGCACGAGCCGCAATAGTGGCATTGCGTGGGTCAGCAAGGATTGCATCGACTGTAGTTCCGTTTGCCTTAGCAATACCGGAAAGCGTATCTCCAGACTTTACTGGAACTTTAGCTGTTTGTGCCATTACCCGATTACTCCGAATCTGCTAAATACATCTAGCGTTTTTGAATCTAAGTTTTGTCTAGCGTTAGATGTATATTGCCAACGACTATCTTTGTATAGATTTTGTTCAAACTCCCACAACGGTGTTACTGCTGTGCTTGTCTTATCTCCTACTGTTGTAGTTCTGCCCATCATTGCCTTGCGAATAGTTGGATCCTCAAGATCCAATGACCCTTCAGGAATCTCAAGGATTCTTTGAACTGCTCCGATATAAGGACTTGCGATAGATAGAACTGACTCACCATTCATAATACGATCTTTGAATGCTGGAAATAGTTTGACTGCTTCATTGCGAAGATTCTCATCAATAGCCTCAGTAGAGGTATCTCCTAGATAAGCCATCTGACCAAGGTTTGCAGCAGACTCAGCAGTAAGGCTTAGACCGTATTGCTTATACTTTGTCTTAACCATTGTGATGTTAGAAGCAATAGCCATCTGGACATCTGGTTGTGCAAGGTATTGTGAGCTGTGCTTTATCTTCTTATCAAAATCTCCAAGGCTTGTTGCTGCTTTGAATATTGTCTGGAAGTTTTGATCTGAAATCTGGAACTGAGAATTAGATAATTTCAAAGCCTTCTTGTAGGTATCAATAAAATCTGAAGCAGCAGTTTGAAAATCTGAACCTGCTCGCATGAGCCTTGCTACATCTGGCTTAGTGGTATCTAGCTGATAATCAGAGATAGCCTTTAGGCGAAGATCATATGAGACTTCTTCGATTGTCTTTACCTTGCCAAGGATCTGGTCACGGTATGAATCGGTAGTCGCTTGATCCAGTTTAAGACCATTGCCAATAGCTGCTGCACCAATGAGTGAGTATGTGCGTTGGTTTACATCTTTATACCAAACGGTGTCACGAAGATATGGTGCAACTACTGTATCAAAATCTGCATTCTGTTGAGCAAAGGTTATCAACTTATCGTAGATAAGAGTTTTATACTTTCCATTTTCTGCTGTCTTAAAGTAATCAAGTAGGAACTTGCTTCCATATGTTCCAAGTGATTCTTGTTGTTTGGCTGTAAGGGTTCCGGTTTTGGCAGCTTCGGCATCAGCTTTCTTTTTAGCAGCAGCATCTGTTTTAACTTTAGCTGCTGCAATCTGTTCTGGAGTTTGTGCTACTTTCCCGGTATCCCCAACCTTGGCACCAGCATCTCCAGCAACTTTTTCTGCAACAACTTTCTTGCCTGTTGCATCCCAAGATCCAGTAGAAGAAATCCACTTTCCAGCAAGAACATTAAATGTGGCATCTAAAGGAACACCCTTAGGGGGAGTTACCGTAGAAGTCATACCCCCGGGTTGGTCAGATACATTTCCGCTTGGAGTTCCACCACCGGCAACAGGTGCTTTCTTCGGTAATAACTTTCCAGAGTTATCTACTTCATACTTTCCAGCAGATAAATCTTTTACTTCTTGATATGCAGTTGTTTGTGCAGAAAGGGTTGAATTGTAACGCTTTGAGTAATATTGAATATCACGCTCTTGTGCTGTAGTGATTCTTCCACCAGCATCAGTAATATCTTTTACTATCTGTTTGATTCTTACTAGATCATCATCTAGTGAAGTTTGTAAACCCTCAGCATATTTGGTTCGGCTTTGAGCGGTAAGTTTAATTCTTCTTTCAGCATCGTTAGATGCTCTAAGTTTGTCTGAAGCTGCTTTTGCTATATCTCTTGCAGACTTAGCAGCAGCAGCATTAGCTGCTGCATCTTTAATAAGTTGACTTACATCTATTGGTTTGTTTTCAGCCATTATTGTCCAGCCGCCAATCTAGCAATGCCATCTGCATAAGAGTTAAATTTAATGTTAGTTGCCTCTGTATTAAGTGCCTCATCAGATCGAATAGCCTGTTCCACTACTTCTCCTCTACCACCCAATGTTGCACCACCGGTTGAAGATACATTATATGAATTAGTACCAGTCTGTGTCTGAGTTGTTATTGAAGGGTTTGACTTTTCATACTTTGTGATAGCAGCAGTTAGATAGTTCATATCTGACTCGGATGGATCTCTGCCAAGTAAAGCTCTTGCTCCGGCTCGTGCAGCATTCCGTGCAGTTGCTGGATCAGATAGGTTTACAGAACGAGTTGTAGTTGTGGTTCCTGCTCCACCACCACCAGTAGCAATACCTTTGACAATTTCTTGCCAAGTAGCACCAGCAGCATTGGCATCTTTAAGTAAAGAAATCATTGCTTGGTTATCTGCATCAATCCAGTTGGCTGTTTGATAGTTAGACTTTGATAAGTAATTGCCTTGCACTAGCAATGCTTTGATAGCATTTTGATCTGGAAGTGTTGCAAATTGAGGTTCTGTAGAACGGATAATTCCAATAGTCTTTAGCGTTGGATCATAAAGTGCTGTTTGAAATGCACCAGTAATCGTAGTTTTCTTACCATTAACATCAGTAAATGTCTGTCCGGGTCTCCATACATTTGTTCCTTTTGCTGTAAAGGAAGAACCAGTTGATCCTGCGGTTGGCAAAGAGGCAACGATGGCATCTTGACGAGCCTTAAGTTCGGCTGCTAGTCGAGCTTTCTTTTGTGCTTCTGTCTCTGTTGCCATTATTGGTTTCCTGTTTCTGTTGCAAATATACGCCAGTACATAACACTAAACTCTGGATAAGCAGCAATCACTTGATATGCTGCATTATCTAGCCATTCTGCTATAGGTTTAACTGAAACACCTGTAAGGGTTTTGTATCCAGATTGTGCTGCTGCATCTGTTGCTGCCTTGCGATACTGCAAGAATTCTGCAAGACCTTTACCTGATTCAGTAGCTGCAAACTTATCGTTACTTAGAGCTGCTGTTACTTCTTTGAGCAATGTCTCACGAGGAACACCTGCTGATCGATAATCAGGTTGACCACCAAAATCACCATCTAATGTTTCCTTGCGACTTTGATACATAGCATGGGCATCTTTAGGATCTGTACCCTGCATGATTGCAGTTGCTTCATCTGATTGAAGCTTTGCTTTACGGGCTGAGTAAACATAACGGGCTGCTTCAGCCATCATGTCAGCAGGGGATAACTTGAAACGCTGTCCTGTTTGCTCTTGCCATTTAGCAAACTCTTGTGAGTATTGACCACCGGGGAAGAACAAGGAGAATGCATTCTTATATTGAAGTGCATCATCTCTATTGTTGAGATAGAAACTCCATGCTTCGCTAGTTGGTTGAACTCCACCGCGAGATCCAGATACCAAAGCAAAGAGGGCTGAATCGCCATACTTCTCTGCCCACTTAGCAATGGATACTGCGTAGTTATCTGGGTTATTTGCACGAATCTGTAAAAAGTCATTCATCATCAATGCCTGAACATGGAAGTCACCAGTCTTATCCTTAGCAAGGATATTCGGTGCAATAGCACCGGGTGATAAGTTGGCAAAGATTCCACGCCATAGGGCAAGAACTCGGTTGAGTTTTCCTGAGTCTTCAAGAAGTTTCTGTTGGTTAGGGCCATCAAGTGGGAACTCACCATACTTACCAGTAGTTGCAAGGTAAGTCATAATTGGTCGAAGTGTAGAAAGGTTCTTCGCCTCGTATGAGTTAACACCTAAACCGTAAAGAAGTCTTTGGGCCCAAGCTGGGGTAAATGATTCTACTATTCCAGTCTTTGAGTCTGGGGCCCCAAATGGATAGATGATGTTACGAAGTTGATCCGCAATCCAACCATTTTGATTCTGAACAACTTTACCAACAGTAAGTTGCATACCCGGCCCAACACCCGGTAACAATTCGTTACTGAATGCAAGGTTCAAAGATGGAATTGAAAGTGATGTAGGCATACCGGGAACCTTTTCACCAGCAACAGTTCCAAGCATTCCACCAAGAATATCTCCAACAAATGGCAAGATCATACGAGGATCTCCATATGTTGGATCCTTATAGATAAACCCTTGACCCGGATCATTCCAGTTGTCATTAGTCCACTCGTAGATAACGCCAGTCTCTGGATGAGTTAAAAACTCAAAAGCATTAGTTGCCTTATAGGTACGGGCTTTGCCTTGAAGCTTAAAGGTATTAGTTACATCCTTAGCAACTAGCTTGCCCCATACATCCATGGTGTTAGCAAATGCTCCAATGAATGGTGCAACCATACGCAATGCAACGGCATACTGCCTCTGTCGCATAGCATCGTAATAAAGTTTCTGAATCTTATCTGCTGCTAGATTACTTGCAACACCATGCATATCATCAACAGATAAACCACGATCATCTAATGTCTTAATTGCTTCACGCATCTTAGATAACGCTGGATTAGTAAAGTTTGCAGGAACTCCAAAGATCTTAGTTCCGGAAAGTTCTTTCTCTGCAATAGGAAGAATCTTTTCAGCTTCTGCCTTGGACATAAGGTTCATGTGTTCACCAACTGAGTTCCAATATTGTTGGCGATACTCTGGGCCAAGTGCCATACGCTTTTCAACAGTTGCTGAGAAACGGAAAAACTTTGCTGCTGCTTTATCCCATGTGCCTTTTAATGCACCTGCTGTTTCGTATGATTCGGCAGGAAGCTTGAGCTGACCAATAGCATTATCCACATTGACAGCATCTGCAACACGATAATCTTTAAGGATACGAGATAGCCATACATCTTTAGCAGTATTGCCCTTAGGGTCAAAACCATTCTTACCCTTAAGTCTTTGTCCTTTGATGTCAACCATATGCTTTCCAGCAATGAAGTCACGGATCTCTTGGCGACCACCAGCAAGGTTATCAACACCTTTAACTATGATGTCCATATATTGAGATACTGCATCTTTAGCAACATTGAGATCTTCTGCATTAAAAATTGCATTGTGTTGTTGTGAGATGCCACCAAGTTGCTTGCGTAGCAAGTTACCTTGTTCTGTCTCAAACATAAAATCTGTAATGATTTGTTTTTCATTGTTAGCCAATGTCAAACCTTGTGCTGCTTTGTTAGCAAGGAATACTTTAGCTTCTGGGAACCAAGGCTTTAGTTTACCTGCGGCATCTCTGGATCCACCGTTAATTCCACCAGCCACTAAACGGGCTATAGTAGATTCACGATATTGCAAGATAGCACCAGCCCATGCACGGTTAAATTGTTTCTCGTCTTTGCCAATGAATCGCATTCCAGTAGGAAGCATTCTTTGACCTTGACCAACACCCATGCCATAGCTGCGAGACATCATAACTGCATACTTATCTGCATCAGATAAAGCTGCACCCTTAAAGCCATCAACATCTACTTGCTTGACTAGATCATCAAAGCGATTACCAAATACTGTGTTATCAAATCTACTCATACGAGTTAGATACTTAGCCATTGCATTACCCTCTGGGTTACCCATTGACATAGCAATGAATCTCAAAGGATGATTGAATAAAGTTGTTGATCCGGCAAAGAATGAACGAACCTGCATATCCATAATGTTTCGCTCAATATAGGATAGGCGACCTACAAGAACAGACTGCTTGAAGAATGTATCAAATAGTTCTGTGCTTACGGTTCTAAATTGTTGGGCCCCTTCGGATCTTGACAAAATGTTTCTTGTCTTACCTGTGAGCTGTCGCATGGCATTGGTGTCAGGCCACTTGATATAATTTGCAAGTTGTGAGTCAAGTAGTGGATCCAACTCTGAGACCGTGATCTTCTTTCCTGCGCTAATAACCGATTGAACATCGGTTCCGTTACCAGCGACTTGAGCAAGAAATCTACGGTTTGCATCTTGTTCTTTCTTAAATACTCTTGCTGCACTCTCAAGCATTTTGCCTTGTTCTTCTGAAAGTTTAGGCATTTGTTCTTTGACTACAGATGTAATGGTGTCAATAAAGACATTGAATCGTTCAGTAGATGTCTCTGACTTCATCATGGCTTTGACTGCACTTGTACGAAGAGCCTCTGAAGCACCAATGAACGGAAGAACATCGTGCATTTGACGGACTAACTTATCTACATCATCAAGATGGATAAGATCTTTAGTGGGTGCCATGCGTGTGAAAATTGAATCATTTACTTTAGTAAGACCCTTTTCAACAAAAGAGTTAAGAAGGAATTTTTCTTTTACTGCTCGAGCAAGTTGCAAACTGTTAGGGTTATAGAGTCCTGACTCAATCTTCAATGCACGAGACTGTGCAGATAAACCTAAACGAGTTCCGGTTCCGAGGTCTAAACCAATCTGACCTGCAAGGATCTGTAGAACTTCTTTCTCTGTTCCGGCAGCAGCTAGTTCCTTGGCAACAGCAACAGTTACCTTGCCATTCATTGCTTTCCATAGATCATAGTATTGATCTGGTGCATAGTGAGTAGCAATCATCTTAGATACATTGCGACCTAATGGGCCAAAGAATGCATCTGATGCTTTCTGATAATCAAGTATCTGCTTGCCAGCAATAGTGGTTAGACCAAAGTGTGATTCAGTTGCTAACTGACGGCGACCCATTGCTTCTTCTAGTGCAGACTTTGCTTCTGCTTGAGTAGCTGCATGATCTTTAATAAACTTAAGATTTGACTGATAGATAGAATCATACTTATCAAATTCTTTTTGTGCTGCTGAAACAAGATTACCCTTTTCAGCAATTTGCTTATCTAGTTCAGCAATCTGTTCCATGACAGTTAGGCGACCAGCAGCAGCACCTTGTGCCATGCCTCCGACCTGTTGGGTAATTGCACCCTCAGTAGTTCCGGCTTGCTTTCCAAAGTCAAGAATATCTGGAGAGTTAATTGCATCTGCTTTGAAGCGACCAAAGTCGCTAAGCTTTGCTGCAAATGGATCTACAGTCTGTGCAAAGTAAGCGTATCCACCACCACCAACACCACGAGTAGCACCTACCTGATCGAAACCTTGAATGCCAGACTTTTGGTAAGCTTGATAAAGTTTATCAACAATACCAAGTTTTGCTGCTGCATCAACTACTTCTCCATGCAATGCACCGGGTGTATCAATTACATCTAAAACCTTTTGAACCTTCTCATCAGCAACGCCAGCCTTAGATGCAATATCGATAAGGTTAGATCCAAGTTCATTACCAAGGCGTGTAGCCTGTGGGGAATCTCCAGCTTTAACAAGTGCTGACCAAGTTACCAATCGTGGCTTTTGTTTTGCAGCAACACGAACAACTAACTCATCAGTTCCTTGAAGACCTTGAACTGCTGGGCGATTACCCTTCTTAAGAGCAGCCTCTTCAGTTGTATGAATAAGTCCGGGAGCAAGTTTCTCTTGTTGTGCAAGTGTTTCGGAAGTCTTTACGACTTCATCAAAACCTTTGGCATCTAAGATTCCTTGAACTTCTGCTGCTCTACCAGCAGAATTAAGTTCAAGACGATGAGCCATAAGGTCTTCACCTTTACGCTTTTTCCCAACTAATTGAGCAGATGTATCTCCCTCTTTCTTGAGGGCTGCAAAAAGTGTGTCTCTACGCTGGCTTAGTTCACCATACTGTGCATCAATCAAATCAGCTTGAGTCTTAGCATTATGTGTTAATTCATATAGGCGATCCATCTCAGGCATGAGTTCTTCAACATCTGCTGCGTGTTTAGCTATGTCGCCTTCAAGCATTGCAATATCACCAGATGCAACTCTGGCATCAGCCATAGTTGCTTTAAGTTGACCAGCAATATCTTCACCTTCACGCAAAACATTTTTTACTGGTTGCGCTTTTGCTACTGCTGCGGCTGCTGCCGCTTTAGGGCCAAAGCGTAATGAAATTCCAGCTTTACTAAGTTTGACTAAACCAAAACCGGGAACATAAGTCAAAGGATCTAATGCAATGTTCATTACAAAACCTGCTGTTGCTTGGAATGTACGAGCAGCCTTAGATTCAGGATCTTCAAATAATGCTTGAGTCATGCCAGAGGCATAAGTCCAAGGGCCGCCATACTTCATCTTTGGCCCACCAGCAATTTGTGCTTTCAGTAATGCTTTACCTACAGCAGAATTAGCATCTGTTCCAAGAAAGCCCGATCCAACATCTACTTTACCTGTTGTAAGCAATGATTTAATTGCTTGTCCTGATTGGGTTTCATCCCAAGTATTAAAAAGATTAGGGGCCCTACCTGCTGCTATCTGACGGATAGATCCTTCGAGTAACTCGAATGGAGTAGTAAGTGCCATAAATGCTGTACGAGTAAGAGGAGCAAGGAAGTCAACAGGGGAACCTTTTGAAACCTTATTGGCTTCTTTAAGTTTAGTTGCTGCTTGTTTAGCGGCTTCACGCTGAACATCTACAGATGATTGTGCATCAAGGGTTGCTGCGGCAGAAGAAGTTTGTTGATTAGGGCTGGCTCCAGCTTTGCTTAATGCAAGTACAGTTCCTGCACCAGCATTAGGGTATGTCTTAGCCATGGTTGCAACTTGAGATGCAAATGCCGGGGTAAGCCACTTGTTATTCTCAGTCTTACGCCATTGCTCATAAGCAGCAGTTCCTTCTTGAGGAATGCTTGCAATGTCAGAACCTAAAGATGTACCAGCAAGAGTGCCGCCAATTTTTCCTGCCATTTAGCGACCTTCAGATGTAAGTCTTTGAACCACTCTGGTTAGGTCTGGGTCTGGAAACATTGCAGCCAATGCACGAAGAGTTGCAGCAGTATCATCCGGTGCAGAAGGGGCAGTAGGTAAAACCTCAGGGCCAGCACCGGGGCCAAATGATGCACCGTGTGTGATCTCAGCATTCTGATCTGGATTAGGAGTGTTCAAATTATTTACTGGCATAGGCCTTGTTGCACCCATTGGGCCAGTACCTGCTGCTGGAGTCTCACTTGCTGCTAATGGTGCTGATGTTCCCATATTATATGTGGCTTGTCCTTCACCATAAGGCATACCCGGAACATATTGTGCAGCTTGACGACCATTGTAACCTTGTAGATCTTGTCGCTTAGAATATTGTGCAGGGCCAGAGACCGTTACATCAGCCATCTTTAGCCTCCATTTTCTCAATGTCTTTAGAATACTTCTCCCACATATATCGCTTCTTGGCTTCGTTAACCGAATGCGAGTGGATAACCTTAGTTATCAGGGAGAAAAAATCTGCGAATGAATAACTTATTTTGTACAAAAGTTCTGCTACTGCGTAGATAAAATCTATTTTCTTAGCAGGGCGAGCCATGATAAACATATCCTCTAGATCTTCTAGATCATTGAAGTTATCTTCGTTCATAGCTCACCCCACTTAAGAATTGTTACTTAGCTTTCTTTCCTGCTGCTGATGCTGCTTTTCCGTTTGTGCCAAAAATAAGCATTGCATTTTTACCCTTAGCTGCCATCTTTCCCATTACTGGGCCAAGAACAGGGGCTGGGGCTACTGCACCTTTTTTAGTTCCGAACATATTGCACCTCCCGATGCTTTTTTACGCTGCCCCACCGAGGGCTGCTAGTAGTTGTGCCATCTCTGGCCTTGCTCCACCGGGTGCTTGACCCGGAGGAATAGAGGAACCGGCAGCCGGGGCCGCTCCCGGAATCCCCATGGGGGATTGCGAAGCACCGGGGGCCATCGCAGTCGCTGCCGGTTCTGCTATCGGAGCAAACGCTTTAGCAACGATTGTCTCCAATGCTTGACCTTTTTGCCGACCTTCGATGATGTCGGCAAGTCTTTTAACAGCTTCTGTTGGATCCCCACCTTGAGTAGCAAGCATTGGTATTGCATTTGCATACTGTGCAACGGCTGCACGGAGTGAGTCACGAAGTTCTTCGATGTCTATTCGTTGTTCTTCTTGAGTAACATTGATTGAGAATGGAAGGTTACGGCGTAGGAAATCACGAGATATAAGCTTGTCTCCACGAAGTTGCAATCCAAAGATTGCTGCACGGTTAGGATCAAGTCCAGCCATAAGTCCATATTGAACATCTACGGTATAATCACCATTGATGTCACGAGCAGGAACATACTTAAGTTCATAAGGTGTTCCATCATCTGTACCACGGATTGTTTTTTGAGTAGATCCGAAAACCTTCTCATCTACACAGAATGCGATACCGATAAGATTGATAAAGAAGCGAGCAAAGACAGCCTGTGCTGCTTTGATCTGTGAATCAAATCCACCCATAAGGGCTTGAACTCCACGGCCTGTAACGATAGATGCATCGATAGTTCCGGTACGACCCTCTGGATAACGAGATCCAGTACGAAGTTCACGGTCTAGATTCTGTGTCTCAGCAAAGACTCCGCTTGGAAGTTCGATTGGAACTCTACGGATTCTCTCTGGAGTATTAGAACGAAGCAAAGCATCAGGGCCAAGTGTAAATTCTTGAACATCTGGTGGAATAGCAATAGGTGCATTGACAGATTTCTTGGCTGCTTCTAGTTGCAATAGAGCAAAACGAGCCTTAGCCATCTGAACAGGTAGCACATCATCGAACTGACCACGGGTTTGACCATCAACTGTTGGTCGTTCTGCAACATCTACAAGGACTTTACCTAGAAGATTAGGGGTAGAAGATAGAACTAAGTTATCAACCTCTGGAAGAAAGATAGTATCTTGTTCTTTATCGTGGTAGCGAACCATAGATACGGTTGCTTTGTAACCATACTTACTTTTGATTCGACCTGCATACTCTGGATATTGAGCAGCTAAAGATTCAGAATCGGACATAATGATTTGTGCAAGGGAAACCACAGACCCAAAGCGGTCTGTTTCATAGTACAAACCAAAGGGATTAAGCATACGAATACGAGGATTACCACTATCAAGATCTAATTCAATCATTCCAGCAGCAAAGCCATAGGTGTAATACCAGTCAGCAGCTTGATACATCTGAAGTTGTAGGTCTGACTTGTTGACATAGTGTGTTGCAATACGAGTGCGAGTCTCAGCTTTTTTGCGAGCAGCATCAGAACTCATATTGGAAGAAGAACAGTTAATAGCAGGAAGTGGCGCAGTTACCTCGGCAAGGTCACGAGCTGCAATGTCCACCATGTTTGCAATGAGGGGTTTAGGGTATTCATCAGAGAACTGTCCATAGAAGACATCTTGCATTCTGCCCTGTCGTACAGCAAGGACATCTGCCATACGGCGGTCGCGATCCATGTTGCGTGTTTTAAGGCGTTCAACCTTAGATGCGACTTCTTGAACTGAAAGCATAGTTCTCCTTATGCCAAACGGCGATCAGAGATCCACTCGTCAAGGTTGACGACTTGTCTCTTCTCAGCATCGGCTCGTGTTAGGAATTCATTCTTAACAAACTGACCACCATATTCACCAAACTGGCAAATCTCTCTGGCTCTAATCTCACAGAACCACATGGCCATAACTAAGTCTGTCTTATTCTTTGTCTCTGGAGACCAAGTTACTAGCTGGTCAATGAGAAGTCGGATACCTTCATGGCGATCCGATGGAAGATGTATGAGGTTATCCCTGTGGTGTTTACCGTTAGGTTCCACAGATCCGAACAAGGCAGACATTGCTGCTACGCCGAATCCGACATCCCATTTGTTTCTAGATGTGGTGTGTTCACGAAGAAGCACACCACGATTTGCAAGCCAAGCCCGTAGATTCTCATCCTGTGTCAGGTAGCCCTGAAAGGCGTTCCGTTCAACCATCCATTCAGATGGTTTATATTTTTCGGTAAATGTCGTGATGAGATCACGGATTGCTTGCGGAGACGGCCTAGTTATCGTAGCGGCATCCAAGATGTATCTCTTCTTCCGTCTACGATCTACAGCCATTACGACTGCTGCCGTATCACCAACGATTGCAGGATCAAGTCCGGCAATGATGGTGAGACCTTCTGTTGTCTCGGGGTGTCCGGGGTTGCCCGGAACGATTGGCCCGATCATTCTCATTCTGTCAATAGAACCTTTAACGCATACTGTGTTGAAGACTGAATCTTCATCCACATCAGCTTGCTGGTAAACCATCGACCAAGTTTTAGGATCTAATGCACCACGGCGCATTGAGAGATGGTGTCCATCCCAACGGGGATAGAGTCCACCATCATCGGCCTCATCATCTCCACCCTGCCATGGGCGGTCTGATTTAGGCCATAAGGTTTTCCAGTCCTTTGGATCTTCAGCAAATTCAAGAACTGCTGGCATTGCAAGGTATGTCCAAGGAGACTTGCCGGTGGGGTAGCGTTCTCCGTTACGGAGTTCTCTATACAAGTCAATGGAATCTACGCGAGTGCCTAATACTAAAAGTTTGCCCGTAGGCCCGAGACGGGTAAGGACTTCCTGTTGAATCCAACGGATGTGCTTTTCATACTCGTGGGCATTGCTCATCGTTACACAGTCGTCAAGGATAATCAGGTCAGCTCTTGCACCGTAAACCTGACCACCGATACCGATAGCCTGAATGGTTGGGTCTTTCTGGTCTGAGTCACGGAGTTCATCTCCGAGATAGACCTGTGTTGCTTGCCATGTAGCAGACTTAGACTTGAAGCCAGAGCCAGCCGCATAGGATAACTGCAACTTCTGCCACGATGGGTGAGTCAGTCTTTGTTTGATGGCATAAATAAATTCTGTTGCCTTCTGTTGTGATTTGGATACGATCATGATTCGCACATTCGGATCCATACAGATTCGGTACACGGGGTAGTCGATTGAGGTTGTCATCGATTTAGCGTGTTCCGGGGGCACATTCACCAGCACATATTGGGGGCGGCCTTGTTCAAATTGCATAGAGGTATGCATCCACTCAGGCTCATTACCTTCAAGAAGGTTAATGATATTCATCTGGTGTGGAAAAGTCTCAGCTTCTAGATACTCCTTGCGAAAATCGCGGAAGGACATCGTGAGAGATTCATCGGACTGGATACGACCCTTTTTGGATCTAGCAGCACGGATCGTGTCAACTTGCTCTTTGAATTCTTTATCGGTGGAGCGGTAGTAATCCCATAGCTTTGCTGAGCGGCCTACTTGCCTCATGGCATCTTCAACAGTACAGCCTTCAGTAATCAGGCGAATAACTCTAGCCTTGATTTTAGCTGTCTCTTCTTGCTTTGACATAGGCCCTACTTCCTTCTCGCGGCTATGCCGCGTGAGAATCAAAATCTTTCTCATTGGGTTCTAGGGGTTCTGAAAAAGAACAGACTACTGGGCATTTACTAGGGGTACTTAGTCTGCCTTCGCTCGCTAGGGCTCGCTCCGGCCCCCTAAGGGCCGGGATAGTCGTCTAATTACTTAAAAGTAATTATCCTCCTATATACAATAAGCCGGGATAAGTAGTGTTTATCCCGCTTTTAGTACTGTGAGTTACATCACATAGAAGCCAATGTATCCATATCCGTGTATAAGTGCTGGTCAGAGTGCATATCAGGGATCACAGCTCCTATCAAAAATATCTTTCTGGGTACATATACATGGCCCCCACGGGCATTATTAGCACCCGGGTCAATTTACCTGCCGGCATGTCGTACCGGGGCCGGGCCTAGCTTGCACCTACCCCTAACCGGTAACCGATCGAGCCGGGCAGACATCGAGGGAGGCCGGCCGGCCATGACTAGGCCATGTTTAGGGTTCGATCTATTAGCTATCGCCTAACACTTAGGGCATGGGATTCGGGGCATGATCGGGGCAGATCTTGAGAGCTTGCCGGGATCTTTCAAGCTTGAGCCGGGGATCTTTCGGGCATGGATTCGGGCCGGGAAATTATCCGGGGAAACTAGGGCAATGCTCTTGCAATGGTGGCCGGTCTCATGTTGTAATTCTCCCGGTGGATCTTTCCGGGTCTGCTTTCGCCTAGTGAATGGATCAGGATTATGTCTCATGAAGTTACTATTGAAGAGCAAGATCTCGCCGCTATAGATTCGGCTCTCGATTATGCTAGCCGGGCTTTATCTTTACAGATCGCCGACATCGAGAAATTCTCCCTAGTCGATGGGGTTATGCAAGTCGGGATCGCTGCCACCATGGCCCGGGAATCAATCGCGAGCTATCGGGCCGCGATCGATACCCTCGAGGGGTTATCGGGGAGAATCTTCGCCGCTCGTCAAGCTTGAGCCGGTAGCCGGTAGGCCTCGAGGATCTCTCGAGGCTCTCCGGGTATTTACTCACTCGAGAAATATCACCTAGCGAAAGGATCAAGCTCATGTCAAAACTAGCTCACTATTCAACGATTCAAGAGATCGAGGCCGATCACCGGTCGACCGGTGGCCATTTCTTCGATCGATCATCGATGAGATTCTTCCGATCCCGTATCGGGCAGATCGTAATCGGTGGCCGGTATTTCATTACATCGGAGCAATTCGATCGAGATAATTCTCCCCGGCTTTATACGATCCGGGAATGCCAGAATGGCAAGATTGAAACGGTCGGAGAATTTCAAGCTTACGCGACCGGGGCCGCTGCTCGAGCCGCTGCCGGTCGTATAGCTCGAGGATCAATCGAGGCCGCAGCATGAGCCGCGATACCGTATCGATAGCCGAGGCCGTAACCTTGCCGGTCGGCTCCCGGGATTATGTCGCCGGATGGTATAACTTTCCGGCCTCGAGCGTGTCGATCGTAGCCTCTAACGGTTACGCTGGGGATCCGGATCATAAGGCCGTAACCCTCGAGCTTGATCTCCGAGCTGCTCGAGGCCTTGTCCGGTTCCTTATCGATGGGATCGCTAAGATCGAGGAGGCTCGAGCATGAGCGGCCAGATCATAACCGGAGAAATTTCGATTATTCCGGTCGGGCTTCACCGGTTCGCCTCCGTTTCGGTTTCGACCGATTATCTTCCCGGGTTCATGGTGTTAGGCATGAAAGAGCAAGGGCGAGAGATTACTCTCGAGCTTTCGGCCGGTAATGCTCGCATGCTCGCCGGTAATTTATTACATCATGCGAAGAAGATCGAAGAGGCTTGGGTATGAATGCGGCCCGGAGGATAATTAGCTCGCCGGTATATCGCCGCCGGTGGGCCGGGGTTATTGGTGGGATCGTGTTATTCGCCGGGATCTGGTGGATCTCCGGCCGGATCTGGTGGATGGGAGATCACTATTGTTTTGGGGATCTCATTAGCTGCTATTTCCCGGAGGCTAAGCCATGAGCGAGGATCTAGGGAGCTTACGCCTAACCGTAGCGATCTATTATCCGGCCGGATCAATACCTAACGGGGATCTAGCTCGCCGCCTCGAGGGCCTCGAATGGTGGATATCTACCCGGGAAGAGCTGCCGCCGGGTAAGCTGAAAGTGTTAGATCTAACGCAACTGAAAGATTAGATCGATCGATGATCTCGAGGGCTCGAGCTTACCAGCTCGAACTTTCGGGGATACCGATCGGTATCAAATAACCTAGAAGATAAGGATCAAATTATGTCTAATTTCACCGATCAATTTATGAATGAGGCAGATCGCCGGGGATCCGGCGATGTTGTCCGATCCATGTTAGATAGCGGCATGCTAATGGTGATCGATGTTAGCTCCGGGGATACTCTCGGAGATCAAGCTAAGGCCATCCCGGCCGGGCCTCGATCTATCGGGGAGATAGCCCGGGATATTATGGCCTCGCCATGGTATCGATCTAACGCCTCGATCTATGCTCGAGATTATATTCAAGCGATGAGATATCTAACCGGGATCGAGGATAGTTACGGCCTCGATTCTGCCTATAGTGTGATCAATTATGCGTTAGCTAATATGACTACTTTCCGGGGAGATCTCGCTCGATCCGTAAAACTTGAATTGAAAGCTCACTTGAAAGCGGGTAAGTAATTATGGGCCGTAATCTTGCCGTAGATCTGGCGGCTAACCCGGATCTAACCCTCGAGAGATCACTCTCGTATCATCTCACCGGTAATCACTATCCGCCGGTACCCCTATCGATGGTCGATCCATGTATCGCAGCGATCAACGCAGCTAAGGCCCGAGAGTGGAGCAAGCTCATCGATCTACCGGCCGGGATAAAGTGGCGAGGCAAGGATCAAGCTCCGGTATCTGCCCTAATCGAGGGCCATCACTTGCAATGCTTCATCGAGCCGGAGGAGGATTAGATCATGTCTAAGTCTAAGTCTATTCCTAAGCCTCTCTCTATTCCCGGTTACGATTTCCGTACCGCATTAGCTAAGATCTGCCCGGATTATGCGATCGATAAGGATAATTTCGGCCAGATTATTATCTACACCGACATGATGGAAGATAGCAACGATAACTATATTCCATGGGTTAGCGAAGAAGAAGAGCCGGTCTAACCATAGTGGGGCCCGGGGCATTAGCTCCCGGGCCTTGCCATGGTGAGATCGCCTCGCCTATGCAACACCTAGATGATAAGGATCAATCTATGCGTAGTCTAATCAATATAAGGGAGAGGGATCCGCTGCCGGATCCCGGTATTATTTCCGGCCTCGATGTAGCTAAGGCTCGGAGGATAGCGGCGGATAGTTTCGCTGCCTATGGCATGAATGTACCCGGTTATATTATCCGATCGGATTCTAATCGTAAGCTATCTCTCGATGTACCCGGATATAGTGGGATCGCCGGGCTAACCCTAACGCCGGCCACCTATGGCCCGGCCACTACTTGCAAATTCTTCACCCATTGCAAGGATCTATGCGTACTTACGCATGGCCGGGGAGCTTTCGAGAGTGTGATCCGGGCTAGATCTGCCCGGGTATCGATGCTCATGGATCAACCGGAGGCCGCAGCGGTTCTATTAGCTCATGATATCGATCGATACTCTCGAGCATTCGATAAGTGGGGTTTACGCATGAATGTAGCCTCCGATCTAGCATGGGAGATAGTTGCGCCATGGATGATAGCTCGAGCGGTTACCGGAGGGGCTTCCGTATACGATTACTCTAAGCGATGGGATCGAGATCCGGATCCGGCTCCCGGTTACCGGCTCACTTTGTCTGCTGCTGGGCATTCGATCGAGGAGATCGGAGCTAAGGTATCAACCGGAGCTAATGTAGCGATCGTATTACCTATCGATAAGGGATCTCCGGTACCGGATCTATGGCATGGGATTTCGGTTATCGATGGAGATCTACACGATCTCCGGGCCTTAGATCCTCGAGGGGTTATCGTAGCCTTGCGAGCTAAGGGTAAGGCCATCCATTCGGTAGGATCTAAGCTCATATATTCGGTGGCATCATGACTTATGGATGCGGAGCCTATACATGCATTACTTGCTATCCTTACACTTACCGCTGTGAATGCGGCAAGGATTACCCTAAGCCGATACCTAATGGCGAGAAGATCCCAGAATGCTCGGAGTGCGGAGCTATCTCGGAGATGATCGCATGATCGGATTTGGATTATTCTTGCTGACATTCTTTACACTACCCTTGGGAATTACTGAGGGTCAACCGTTACTAGTGCTGATCCCGGCCTTAGCTTGGATAGCCGCGATCATATTTGGAGGATAATTGTTACCTCGATTTATTCTAGGAGCCGGAGCCTTGGGGTTAGCGATCATGCTAACCCCGGGCCAACCGGTCACCGTACCCATTCAGACTATCGTCACGCCATATCACCCGGTATTTATACCGGACATTGAGATTACTGATCTTCCATTGGCTTGGCAAAAACTTGCCACTTGTGAGTCCGGTCAAAGACACAATGCCGTCAGCGGCAAACGCGGTCAGTTCCAAGGGTATTTTCAGATTGAATACCCTCGGACATGGAAAGCGCATGGTGGTGACAGCGGCATACAACCTAAAGATGCGACCTTGAAAGATCAGTTCGATGTAGCTTTGCACATATATGTGGATCGTGGTTACAAACCTTGGCCATATTGTGGTAAGTTTCTCAAGGCATACTACGGGAAGTAATGCTAAGATAAATGTAGTGGACTTGATCCTCCACTCTAGGTGCTAAGGCCCTCCTTCGGGAGGGCTTTAGTTTTATCCCCTTGGATTCTCTACTGAGTAGAAGCCGGTGGCTTTGAATACTGTAGGTGTAGCATTCCATACCCTGTTCATCTGCTGACCACAGTCACACATGGGTAGTATCTCATCGGATGTTATAGATCTTTCAACGATGTAACTTACTTGGCATACTGGGCATTTGTATTCGTATGTAGCCATTAGTTTATGTAACTCCCTCTGAACTTGCGTAATGCTTCCTCTGGTACACAGTAAAGCTCTGGCCTACGCCAGTCTGGTTTATCTAAGAACTCTGGTTTCTTAGCATCACCACCCATAATCCAACCGATGAGTTCATAGTCAGGCATACCACCCTTGACCAATACAAACTTCACATCATCACCGGCTTCAGGTCTGATAAGTAACCTGCCATTCTGGTGCTTGGTAAACTTCACATCTATGTTCGGCTTTATATCTACACCATTCTCACCAAAGTTTGCACCCCAATAAAGGCCAAGATATTTAGCTACTGCGATCTCACTACCGCATCCGTCTATATCAAAAAGTATTCGCTCCCAAGGATTCATATCCTTGAGGCCATGCATCTGTGCGTTCTTCATGGTAGATACATATCGTTCAATCGCTGTGTTCGCTGCAAGTACCACCTCGTAGCGTTCTAGCGTTATCTTTAACCCCAAGGCGTGGGCCCACCTAGATGGTCAATCATTTTGCGTAAAGCCTTTTGAATCTTTCTATCAACTGTAGAGTCTGAGTACCCCATCTCTGCTGCTATATCCGAGAGGATCATTGGAGATGCACCGTATCTATTGGTGAGTATAAGTTGCTGTTCATCGTCTAGTAATTCAAATGCAGATCGTATGTCTATGACCATGGCTAATACATTGCCACCTTCACTAGGAACCGGTGGTTTGCGAGGAGATCCATCATCGACTCGATCAATAAGGACTGCGCCTTGCGATTCAAACTGCAACGCTACCGGTAGTAGTGATGCCAAAGTTATGGTGTCGTAGAAAAACTCATCACCTGTTGAGTAGCCAAGCTTTGATGCTTTCTCTTTGCGAGAATACTTTTCTATATGTCTACGAAATCTTGCCATCAATCTGCGAGCAACCCACTTAGTTTCTTCTTTGCTCACCGTATATGATTCATCGAGTGCTTCAACTAACTTGGGTCGCTGTACTATGTACATTCTCAGCTCTTGTTCAAGGTCGTTGCGTTCCACATAATTATGAAACCTACGATGAATAAATGCGGAGGTGATCTTTATGAGATCCTCGACATGATCGTTAGCCCGTTCGGTCATTCTTCTTCTAGCTCTATGAGTGCATCCATAACAAATTTAGCAACGAATACCACCAATGTAATTACAACAAGTGGTGTCAAAAAAAATATGATCTTCTTCATGGCTGCTTATTCTCCGGCCATGTGCCACGAGTAACCATCATGGCAATGATGCAATAGTTCGCTAGATCTTTGAAGGAATCCTCAATGGATTCATGCTCTGGATCATGCCCAGATGCCAACAGATTCTTTAGCCGCTCGAACTTATCACCCATGCGTACCATTAGGCCGTTGATGGGGCCACCGAAGGCGTTGTTGATGTTACCGGGGCCGTAGTCACGCTGCTTACTAATGAGTAAGTTGCCAAGCTCATCGATAATATCCCATGAGTCAGCAACGAACTGATTCATTGCCGGGTCTGCGGCAGTTGAACTACTATCTCGAGGGCCAAAGGTTGACTTGGGTTTGGCTTTAGGCTTAGAACTTTTAGGCCTAGCCCCTCCAACAATTCTTTCAAACTCTGCATCGTCATTGGATCTACGGATTCCATCCTCATACTCGCTCATCGATTCCAAGCCTCCTTCGTAATCCTTCTAAACCCTCATCTAATACTATAGAGTTTACATCACTTCCAAGAGGAAGTGCTATCAACTCAGCGTGTTCGACTTCTTGTAATACTTTCTCTGCAAGTTCCATTCCCGGATTAGAACCGTCTTTCTTGTCGTCATTGTCTGCAAGAACAACGACTCTTCGGTAACCACCGAATAGCCTGTTAAAGTGTGGCTTCCAAGCTTTGACCCCTGCTACTCCAACTGCTGGTAACAACTGACTTGCAATGACTGCATCCAGTTCTCCCTCACAAATTGCAACAATGTCACTAGGTCTCTGTAGATCTATAGCGTTAAATAACCTTGCAGGTTGATGCATTGGTGCCATGTATCTTGGCCCCGGAGAATCATCTACCCTGCGAAACTTAAACCCTGCTACCCCATTGACCACTCGGTATGGGATAGCAAGCCATCCAATAAATTGGGAATGGCTGGGATCACAGTCGACTGGTACGGTTCCGAGCAGATGCTCGCTTGCCAGTTCTTGACTGAAGCCCCGGCCTTTTAGATAAGATACCGTCTCCTCGTTTATTTTTTTGTGATAGTTCAATGCCAGATCGTTTAGCAATGTCAACCGCTCTATCGAAAGCAACACGAAAGTCCACCCCTTCTTTCCACATTAGTAATGAGTATGCATCTCCACCTATGCCACAGGTATGGCAGAAGTAAAGCCCTGCCTTCTCTCCATCTGTACTCATTACAGCAGATCGATGAGAATCCTGATGAAAGCAGCATCTAACTGGCTTTGAATAGCCTTCTCTTACTTCTCCTCCGTAGTGTTCGACTACAGCTTTAAGAAGTTCAGCATCGGCAGCCATCAGTATTCTTTTCTTACTGGCTTCTTCCTTGTTGTTGTTCCTAAACTTGCAAGGTAGCTATTGAATTCAGCCACCTGTCGTTCCATCTTCTTCTGTTCAATCCTTGCATCTAATGTGTAATACAGATGCTCTAAGAAATGATAGAGAGCAACACCTGCAATGACTACTAATAAACTTACTACTGTTTCCATTTTACTACCTCCACGAATGTATCGAGTTCCATTATGACGAATGACTTACCTACTGATGATTGCCTACGCTTTGCAATAACTATTCCTACTGCTGGCGTTGACTTTCTTTTCTTTACCCAATTCTTTACTTCTTCGACTGCCTCTTGCATCCATGGCCCGGGCTTAAATGACTGCTCATTCTTTGCCTCAACAACTATGAATGTCTGAACATCTGGGGCCCATAGCCACAGATCTCCTTCATCACTAGATCCTGTAAGTCTTAATCTTTCAACCGGACTGAACTCTTTACCTCTAAAGTATTCAACGAGGTCTGTTTCCCATGTTGCACCTTTGCGTTTGTTAGCTCGAGATTGCTTGGAGTCCAACGAAGTTCACCCCCGGTCTTACATCTGCCCTACCTTGCTGGTCTGAATCTGCTATCTGAACCCTTGCTGGATCAATCAACAGAGTCACATACTGTGTTGCATCTGCTGAGTGTTCACCGAATCTATTCTTTACAGCAGCAACTCTGAACTGTCCATACTCTGGATCCATTGCAATAGATAAGATCATAGAAGGAAGTTGAGATGCCTTACCAAGTATTGCTCTGCGTGGTGCTGGCAAGGTAGGACTTGCAGTTCCTGCCTCACTCATGTGAGTTAGTGCAAGGACACAAGCACCAGTCTTGCGAGCAACATGATGCAGCTCTGACATGATTGCACGAATACCCGACCACTCTTCTCCAGTTACAGAGACACAGTTCATTAGGTTATCAATTACAATCAATGCAGGTGCCATGCCATAGACCTCGCCATAAGCGAGAATCTCTAGCTCTATTGAATCCATATCTGGTGATGGATCGAATACCCATTTGATATGGGAACCCTTCTCTGCCAGTAATGGATCGAAGTAATGCGAGTCTGTATCTAAGTAAGTCTCTACTTGTTGCTGAGATATACCAGTTAGACCTGCGACTGTTCTAAACATCTGAGTAATGGGGTCGGTATCCGCCGAGAAGTAAAGGGTTGGAACCCCTGTCCTCAAGGCGTATACCAACGCCATCAAACTCTTACCTGAGTTTGGCTGACCTGCGATAAGACACAACTGTGACTGACGGAATCGCATACCAGATCTCCGAAGAGATTCCCAAACATCAGGTAAGGGTTTAGCAGAAGAGTTTGTGCTATGCACAGCTTGAAGCAAGTTCAACATTATGCAGCAACACTCCTCTTCCTAACAATCTTCAATGATCTTCGTAGTTCTTTTCGTTCTATAGCAGAAGATGCACCCCAATAGTTATGATCTTCATTATGTAATGCCCAATTAAAACAAGATACTAATAACGGACAAGCACTACATATCTTGTTTAGTTGTGGGTAGTGGCTGAAATCTTTTTCATCTGTGCAAAACAATTCACTACCGATTGATGCACATGGCTCGTGTCCGGTGAATGCCGGGTACTTGGGGGTACCCGGCTCCACCAGACTTACTAGGAAGCGTTGGCCCTGAAGTCGCATTGCTGGCCTTGCGGTCGTTGACAAGCATAGAAGGCACGATATGCCTTGTTACTTGCCTTTGATACGCCAGCAGGAACTAACTTTGCTTGCTCACCATGTTTACAGACCGGACTGCCAGATGCAGGTGGAGCTTGGTTGCCCCATTGCTGTGGTTGAATAACAGTTGCACCCAAAGCGTTCGCCACTTCAGGTATGGACATTGGCTGTGGGCCTCCGTCAAATGCAGCAGACATACCATTGAGTAGGTTTTCTGCTCCAGATTGTCCGAGTGCTTCAGCTAATTTCTGTGTGAAGCCACCGTATGTTGCATCCGCTATGACAAAGATGGTTCCATCACTTGTCTTTGTTGATACTTGAAAGCCGAGTTCGGCCATGTTATATCTCCTCTATGTGTTTGATGTTGAGCCGTACTGATTCTTTTCCGGCTGCCTTTTTAGGAACAAAGCCCAACAGTTTCTCTACTTCTTTTTCATCAGTAGATTGGCGACCAGCGACAGTTGTCCAACTGATCTCCACTCCGCTAAGAGTTCTACCAAAAATGCCTTCCAAAGAAGAGCGAATACCATCACGCCTTGTTTCTAGTTCATCTATTTCTTTATTCAGTTGTAAGAACAGCAAGGCATTGCTGTCCACCTCAGTATCTACGATTGCGACTTCCGAGGTTTTCTTCAGTTCTTTTTTTAGTCCTACACAACCCAACTCCCCGGAAGGATCGTAGAACTTACAATAGAACTGACAGTAGCTGGCATCCTTTTCAGGTTCAGGTGCTGATGGTGTTTCCTTAATAACTTCAAGCCATGCTAATGCCTCTTCAGCAATGGCTGGATCGTAGTCTTCGGTATGCACCTTGACATCTCGTTCATCCCCATCCCTTGCTATGGCACAAAGATTGACCCGAGTCACTTTGTAACCATTCTTTTCTAACAAGTAGCCGTAAGTATGAACTTGCCAACGCTGGTTCTTTGATGGGAAGTAACTTAGGTTCTTAACCTTCGTTGTCTTCCAATCCACCACATCACCAGTTTCAGGAATGAATAGATCTATATGAGCTTTCATTCCATTGTATTCGACTTCAGTCTCTACTAGATACTTCTTATGTTCTGGATCCAATGCATCGATTGATTTCTCAATCTCAGCGTGGATTGCCGTTCCCATAATTGCCGCTAGTTTCAACTCTCCATCGTTGGTTTCGGGTTGCTCGTTTAACCGATACCAAACCTTGCGACTGCACCCACCTAATTCTGATGGGCCAATCTGCACCTGTGTACTGCGAGACTTGCTCGCATCCTTTGCTCTTAATACTTCAAGCAGAAGATTCTTTATATCACTCACTAGTTTTATTCTCCTCTTCTGTTTGTGCCTTGTTGTATAGAGTCCAGAACATTGCATAATAAGATAGATCAAATGGAAATGTCTTCATGTGTGCAGCAACTGCACCAGTATGTGCGTGGATCTTAAAGCCAACTTCTTTTATCTTGCGGAAGAAGATTATATCTTCTCCTACAAAGTTTTCTTTACCGGCATACTCTTCTGTGTATAAACAATCATCCCCAAACTTAGCCCTAAGTGCAGGAATAATTGACTTATGAAGTAATACTAACCCAAGCCCAGCAGAGTCTACCTCAATGACTTGGTTCTCTGGTAATGGCAATACGGATTTGATCTGGTACTTATGTGTGCCTTCCCAAAATAGAGCAGGGATTGGTACCGGCAAGGTACCAACAAGATCTTTCCAAATAAAATACACACCAGAAACTACTGGCCTAGCAATCTTATCTGCTGTATCCCATAAAGTTTTTAGAAGTTCTTTAGTTAGAACTACATCTGAATCAATGCACAGTAACCAATCGGTCTTAGCTTCATCAGCCCACTTATCGAATAGATCTTGGCGTTGTCGAACAAGCTGATTACCTTTGACTCGCATCAAAGAGTTGATAGGAACGCCAACAGATGGTGCCATCAACTGAGTATATGCAAGTCCTTCAGCAAACTTTCCATCAACCATCCCGTTGTCACACCATCCAATGGTGAGTGTTTCTTTATTACTGTGTGGCAACTGGTGTCCTTTCATCTTGCATAATTTTAATTGCAAACTTTAAGCCATCTGCTAATCCCATATTGTATTCACTTGTTGGCTGCGGTTCAATAGCTTTTATCTTTTTTGTGAATTGATCTATATAGAAATCTTTAAGTAACATTTTGCAATCCTTCAATGTATTGTTTTGCCATCTCCGAAATCTTTGCTTCTCCGTTGATGGGTTTCCAAGTAATCATTAAACCCGGCATGATTAGATTCTTCTCCTCCGGTAGCGGTATTAGATTAACCATTGTGTCTGCAACAAAATCACTTTCATGCATCCAGTCAACTAGATCTAGTTTAGAAAGAACATACTTTGATGACTCATACACATGATCCCACCATACAGATACAGCTCCGTCTTGACCATAGGCGAAGCCCATTACCCATGGGTGGGGGCGAAATGAATGATCGGACAACTCAGACATTTGTGCATAAATAGTATTAACTTCTATTAGCTTTTCGGTCATGAATAAAGTGTGACACACAGGACTGACATCCCCGTATCCATTTCAAAACAATCGGCGTGTCTATGCTAATGTTCTCCTACCTCGTAAGAGGTGGGGCAGAAACTTCAAAGCGACACTACACGGTGTAGCACCTAACCACCATAAGTTTTTTATGGGGGGTAGGGGGGCATTTCTTCTCGCTCCCCTGCCGGTGTAGTTTTTAGGCAACAAAAAAGAGGGGCCCCCGAAAGGGCCCCATCTAGTTTGTAACAAAATGTTATTCAGAATCCTCTGGATCTGTCCAAAGAGCCGATTCCGTCTTTTGGTTCTCAACCCTTTGGGAATGGAACGATAAGCCCGTAGCTGCCCCAATGAAGGCTAAAATGGCTACCTGTGGCAGGTTCGGTACATATACAGCAACAAGTGCCATAGCTGCCTGAATTATCCCAGCCCAAGCGGCTGGTGATTTATTGAAGTTCATATCTTCTCCTTTTAGGGGCGAGCTACGCCCATGATTAAGGAGTAGGCCCTTTTTTTAAGGTAAACGCCATCTCCATTTGATTGACTGCCTTTGCCATCTGAAGTATTTCCCTCAATGACTGTAAGGTATTCCTTTCCATCGTTACTAACACAAATACCCACATGATCGGGTTCTGCATCAGTATCAAATTGAAAGAAAACTATATCTCCTGCTTGTGCCTTACCAACTGGCACACTCTTACCGTTCTTAACAAACCACTTTAGTCCTGCATCACAACCAGCAAAACCTTTTTTAGTAGATGCAGCAACTTTAGCAATCAATCCTGCTTCCGAATAACACCAACTAACAAACATTGCACACCATGGATTATGGTCAAGACCATACCATTTCCCATATGGGGTCTGGTTGTTCGGCCCCTCTTTGTAGCCAAGTTGAGACTTAGCTATATCAACTACATTACTCATCTTTATCCTTTGGGTTTAGAATTGGATCCGTAACAGCCTGTCGCTCTTCCGGTATTGAATTTTCTGTTGTTACCATTAGCACATCAGGTTCAATAACAGGAGGTCTTTTGAATAAGTGGCGTAGGTTCTGGGTAAAGTTTTGTCGTAGAATGTGGATCAGGAGTAGCCTTGGAAAGTTCGGTGGCAAGTTCTGGTTTTGGCTTTGGATTAGGAGCAACAAGTAATGGAGGTTCCTCAAAAGGAACAAGTTCTACCGGTAATTAAACTTCTCGTAGAAGCCTTAGAGCAAGTGGTTAAAGTGACAGCTCAAGAGATGGAACTGGTACGAACTGAAGTACTAGAGTTATCCATAGCTGTTGGATTAACTGAAGTTCAACAACGACCAGCATTAACTGTGGTACCAGATTTGGTACTACTAGAAGAACAAGTTGAGGTTCTTGAACCGGGATGGGTATAAATAATTGTTGTTAAGTTTTTATTTTTTTCTTATCCATACTTGTGAACCACACCCTAATAGTTCAAGGTGGTCTTTCATTAGTGTGACAAATAGATCTATGGCTGGCTTAGGTTGCTGTCCAAGTGGCAGCTCACCGCCCCACTCATAATCATCAAAGGCCATGATGCCACCCGGTTTAAGGGCTTTCCAAGAAAGCATTGCATCTTTGTAAACAGCTTGAGCTGTGTGATCTCCATCAATGTATATAAAATCGTATATCTCTTTATCATCTGACTGCATTAAAAATTCATGACTATCCATCTTGCATTTAATGGCTCGTGAATGATCCATCATCTTCCAATCGTATGTCTTTTCTACATCAGAAAAATCCATAGAGTGGTGTGCTTCTTCATCAGATCCATGCCAAGTATCAACATCCGTAAGGATGGAAGACTTGTGGGTAAGTATGTTCTTCATCAGCCATATGCTGGCATCACCAGTAAATGCACCTATCTGAAGGAAGTGCAGGTTCTCTTTATCTTTGAATTCTTGTAACAGATCAGTAAAATAATTTACTGCACATATAGCAAACCAGTTAGGGTAGCTACTTTCGTTTAGAGATAATGATGTCATAGATTAAGTCTACCTTTACCTGAAGAGCATTGACCTGATCCTTGACACTCTGCCCCCCATTGGGGCGAAGCTCATACAAGAAATGCTTTACAAGCCATCTAACTGATGCAGCAAAGCTGCCTACTATTGTGGCTACGGCTACGGTTAAACCGGCCCACTCAAATACTGACATCTATACAACCGTTCTCATAGTAATGGTAATGATGCCACCAAAGTTCTCATTGTTAGAAGATGGTGGTGTCATTCTGGAGAATGAAATCTCTTCGATAACTGCATCGAAGTTTTCACCAGATGTAAAGTCTTGAACAAGGACTGTAGATCCGGAAGACTCAATAGACTCAAGAGCATTGAGACGATACTTGGCTCCACCTAATGTTCCGTAACGAGCATTACGGCGGTCTGACTCAAAGTCATAACACATCAATGGAAGCTGGATAAGGCGAGAACGAGTAGGACTTGGAATAGCTTTGATTGCATATCCTTTTAGGATTGCACCCGTAGATAATGTGGTTGCATTTCTGTACAAAGTAAAGGCTAATTGTCCATTGACTTGAGTCGTTGGGTAGGCAGCAGATAAATCAAAGTCTGTATTGTACGCATTTGTGTCGGTTAGAGTAGTGATCTGAGTTCGACCCTCAATGGCATCAGCATAAACTTCAATGTTTCCAGCAAGGGTTCCGGTCTCAACACGGACTCTCTTCCATGCTTTCTTTTCTAAGGTTCCCCAGTTTACTGTTGCAGTAGTAAGGGTTCCTTCAGATACTAATTGTGTAGCGTGTTGCAGCCATGTTCCACTTCCATACACAGAAAAGAATATCTGTGCAGAGGTTGGGAAGAAACCGATAGAGTCAACTGATCCGGTAGTTCCAGAACCAATAACATCTGTAGCATACGGATAAGATCCATCATCTAGTAATGCACCAAGATAGATGCGATAGGTGCCAGAGGCACCACCAATTCCAGCCTTAACGCCAGCCCAGATATAAGAATCTCGAGCAGCAAATGATGTTACTGGATTAGTTGTACTGAAGATCAATGGGCCATAGACGATGGTTGCATCATCTGCAATGGCAGCTATACGGACACCACGACTGGTTCCAATGGCAAGGAATGTTCCGAGGTATCCAAAAATTGTTCCTACTGTTTCACCACGAGGAATGTCTGCTACTGATACAGCAGCACCCAAGGCACCAGTTGAGTCAGGAGTAATCTTAAAGATAGATGACTTATCTCCGGCATATCCAGCAACATAAATTGCTCCACGACCTTCAGCAATATCAGACCAGATCCAACCAGTTGGAACCGTGGTGGTATTGGCAATGGCTGTAATTGTAGACAAGTTTGTTGATGCTGACCCAGTTCCCTTGTTAGGAAATGGAAGTTCATACACAGCAGCAATAGGTGTGGTTCCAGTTACATAACTAACACCAGCCAGTACTCTGCTCTTTACAAACTTAAGTGCAACACTAGAAGCGTTAGCTGTGTTAATATCATAATGAGCATGAAGTGATGGACTTGCTGCTGCAAAGTTATAGTCATAAATTTTTGTAGCAGTAGCAATATAAAGAGATGTTCCATCTGTTTCTGCTGCAAGGATCTCAGTAGATAGGGCAGATCCAAGGATAAGTGAAGTGGCTGTGCCACCTGCCGTTACCTTAGCAACTCGTACTGCTGTTCCACCTGCTGCTGCACAATCAATATGTAGCACATAATCTACGCCAGAAATAGTAGCTGGAAGGGCAATAACTTTGCCGGTAGAAGAAGTAGCTGCTGGATACAACTTAGTTGTATCTTTTAGGAGACTAATTTGACCCGGAGTCCATGGGTCTATACCTGTACCGGTATAATATCTAAAGCGTAATTGATCCACATTTCCAGAAAGGGCTTCTTGGTACTGGACACCTTCACCAAGGTGAAAGGATGTCTGAGATCTAACCCATAGACCAGAGTCAAGTGTCTGCTCACCCGGTTCACGGGCTTGGTCAATACGCTCATACTTCCATCGAGCAGTAGATCTACGATAAGGAGTAGTGTCATTGACATTCATAAGGAATGGTAATCCACCAATGGCTACATCAAAGGCGTAAGTGTTTGGATCGTAGTATTGAGAGCTTCGACCGGTAAGGTCGACAATAACTGTCTCGGTAATATCTGGAGACTTAGATGCCTTTAATACCACTCGAACTCCTTAGATTATTTATATGACTTCTTACTTCTTAAATTTCTTCCATATGAAGATAGGATTTTTGTATGAAGTTTTTCTTGAGCTATATTAGTATCTTCAATAGATCTTTCCGAGAATGTAGCTGTCCATTCATCTCTCTTAAATGGAATTATTTGAAACATTGGTGTTCCTTTTTCTATAATTCCTTCAAAATCTTTTTGTATAACAAAAGGTGCATTAGCGTAAGTATCAAGTTTATCTGTGTCTATAACTCCAGTTATAGTACGAATAGGCAAGTTAGGATAACCAACTGGATGGGTTACATAACACGAATAACCTGCTGGAGTTTTAGGTATCCAACCATGAAGATACTTAAATACCGGCAACCCAAATCCCTCTGGAACCTCATAAGTAGAACTTTGCCTTAAATCCCAACTATCAAAAACAGGTTCAGTTGTAGTCCATCTAGCAGACATATACCCATCTACATTCTTGATGTAGACATCAGCCCATAGGGTCACAATATAGCCAGCAGTAATACCATCCAATAAAGGAAAACATTTCTTTGCAGTTACATTTGAATAAGGAGAAAGAGAAAACTTATTCTCGGTAGAAAATACTGGCATATCTTTCCACCAGCTTGGCATAAGTTCTGCTGCTGGCTTTGGTCTTTCTCTTACCTCAGAAACATGGCGACTGCTTGCAATAAAATTTATAGTTTGTTTGCTCATGATTATTCATCATCTACTAAATTATTTTGTATTTCTTTCAAAACCATTTTTTGCATATTAGAAATTTTGAATTGATCGTATCTTTTCTTCAAAGATATTTTGAAATACTTTACATCTGAATAATTAGCACAAGCATCTGCATAAGATAACAACTTGTCTGTTGGAATAAATTGCTTTAAGATTATTTGTTTCTTTGAATGAAACTTCGCATAAAGAATAGGATCATTTTCTTTAGCCTTGAATTTATTGATACCTTCCCATAAGATATGGGTTGCTTTGATTGGCCTAAACCATTGTCCAATATCAAAAGATCCATGTGCTACAACACCATATTTAGAAGCTTCAGTCTTGTGTGCAAATGGTGGAAATATTTCTAGTTCAAGTGGTTCAGGAGAATAAAAGAACCATCCCATATCCAAGTCAGCAGTTTGCCTATTGACAAAATGGTCAACTTGATTTCTATTAAACCAATCTGATTTGTTTCCATTGATATTATTTTTGTCTTCAATTTCTATATCAATATCAAAAGGAAACTCTACATAAAATGTATTAGACATTTGATTATGCAATGCTATGCAATTTGTATATGCCCTTGTAAAACTATGTTTATTCTTTGCTAAATTTTGTAATAATTTTTTGGGAACATTTTGTAATAAATTTATTGTTGGATGTTTATATTCACTTGCTAGATGTGACCAATAAACTATCTGCGTATCTTCCATAACCTAACACTCCTTGGGTCTTAAGCACTTAAAACCCATTGTAACATATTCTCATCCCAAACATAGATGCCACCTTCGGTTGGCATTGGAGTTGGTGGTTCCCAGATACAACTCTGCTCATTTAAAGTCCATGAAGGAAATGGTTTTTGTTCATAGAAAGCATCTCTTTCAGAATCGTATATCATTCCTTTACCGGCAAAGTTTTTTCTTAATGGTGTTCCTCCAAGGGAATGAACTCCAGCTATTGTATTATAGGAAGTTTTTTTCCATACTCCTTGAAGACCACAAGTATTGACAAGAAAGTCTTGACCTTTTTCATCTGTGTCACATTCATCGTGGACAACGAGTACTTTAGTAACTATATTATTTTCATCAATGCAAGCAAAACTAGCCATTATACTGTCGCCGTTCCGGTTGTAGTCCAACCATAGTATCTAAACCCACCAGTAACAGCACTTACAACTGTACCTGTAGTTGAGGTTAATGCTGGAGAACTGTCTGCATATTTAATAATAACAAAACCAGAACCACCATTTGCACCAGAACCAGATGGTCCAGCAGCACCGCCACCGCCACCGGTTTTGGCTATTCCAATAGTTCCACCGCCAGCATTAGAGCCAGAACCTCCACCACCAGTACCTCCACCGCCAGCAGCACCACCTTGTGATCCACCGCCACCGCCACCTGCAATATATCCACCACTACCAAGAGATAGTTGAGTAAGAACTGTAGATAAAGCACCCCAGTTTGTTTTTGTAGTTATACCAATACCGCCAGCAGTTCCACCACCCGGGTCGCTTCCACCAATAGCACCTGCTCCGCCGCCACCTTGACCGCCGTAAGCATATGCAACGCTTCCGTTTCTTCCGCCATTGTTACCTTGTCCAACAACACCATCATTTGTTGATGTAGCACTACCTGATGGATGTCCTCCACCGGAACCTCCGGGTTGACCTTCATAACCATTATAGGCTCCACCGCCGCCACCACCATAGGCTTGTGTCAGAGTACCCCATTTGGAATCATTACCTGTGGCTCCTCTATTATTTAAACCACCGCTGCCAGTACCACCAGTTCCTACTGTTACTGTAATAACTCCAGTTATTGTTTGTGATCCGTAGTCAATTACACCACCAGCTCCACCGCCACCACCGTAAGGGCTACCACCTCCACCTCCACCTGCAAGGGCTAGAACAGTAACTCCAGTAATTGTGTTTCCGCCAAAGGTTCTCATACCGCCCAAACCTCTGGCTGATGCTCCTGCAAATGTACTGATAAGTGGCATTATTAAATCTCCTTATTAGGCAAACTTAGTTTGTGTTTCAAGAACTGTAAATGTAGCTGATGCTGTTTTAACAATAGTAAATGAATATGCATCAATAGATGAAGCGTTACCAGCCGTGATTGCTGCTGGAACTTTTGGGGTTACAGTAGTTCCATCAATTTGGATTACGCTTGGATAGTAAGCAGTAGTTCCATTGGTATTGAGCCATACAACGGTAAGTGAATCACCTATATTCATAAAAGTATTCAATGAAACAGTAGCTGAATATCTAATGTTTAGAGTGTGGTTTGCTGTTGCATTTGTAGTGTAGTACCAAATTGAAGCAGTTCCCACATTTAAGTTAATTGTGCCAGTTGCAGCAGAAGCCACAACATTCACATTTTCGTTCAAACCTCTAACCCTGCTATCAACTAAAGTTCCAGTTGCGATATTAGATGAACTAAGACCGTTATTAACTGCGGTATTGACTGTAGGGCTTGTAAGAGTTTTATTAGTAAGAGTATCCGTTGTTGCTTTACCAACAAGAGGGTATCCACCTGCTAGTGATCCATCGTGTACTACTACTGTGTTTTTGTCGGTATCAACTGTTAGCTCAGCAAGTAACCCAGTAAAGGTAGAATGCTGGGAAGTTGTACCCCTACGGCGTTGAAATGCGAATGCCATTAAATTGTTCCCCAATCTGAGAGGCTGCTCCAAGAAGTAGCCGTACCATTTGTTGTTAGAAATTTACCACTATTGCCAGTCTGCGAAGGTGTATACCCTGCTGCTGTAGTGGCACTAGCAGCAGCCGATGTAGCTGATGTGGCTGCCGAAGATGCGGATGTTGCTGCTGAAGTAGCAGAAGTTGCTGCCGATGTGGCAGATGTTGCTGCGTTCGTTGCTGAAGTTGCAGCAGCAGATGCACTTGATGCAGCAGATGTGGCACTTGTAGCCGCATTTGTAGCAGAAGTTGCAGATGCTGTTGCACTAGTAGATGCTGAAGTTGCACTTGTAGCTGCACTAGTTGCACTAGTAGATGCATTAGTGGCTGAAGTAGCAGAACTTGTTGCACTTGTAGCTGCTGATGTAGCAGATGTGGAAGCGTTAGTTGCACTCGTTGCTGCACCGGATGCCGAAGTAGAAGCACTAGTTGCTGATGTTGCTGCACTTGTCGCTGATGTGGCGGCACTAGTTGAACTAGTTGCAGAACTAGTAGCACTAGTGGCTGCACTTGTAGCAGAAGTTGCTGCGTTAGTAGCACTAGTAGCAGCAGCAGCAGAAATGGTTGCAATGTTTATATAAGTAGTTGAAGTTGTATCGGCATCTGCAACAGATCCCATATCACGGACAAGACCGGATCCAGTCAAACCAGTTACCGATGAGTAACTAGAAGCCGCAGAAGTGGCTGAGGTTGCAGCACTTGTGGCTGAAGTAACTGCACTAGCTGCTGAGTTAGATGCTGAAGTTGCTGATGTTGCGGCAGAACTTGCAGATATTACTGCACTAGATGCTGAGTCAGCAGCAGAGGTAGCTGAAGTAGCAGCAGATGTAGTAGATCCAAAGAGAGTATCTACATAAGTTTTATTGACAGCATCTGTAGATGCAGTAGGTGTTCCAAGGGATGTAATTTTATTAGTACCCATTGACAAGGCACCGGTCATAGAATCGCCAGCTTTGGCAACCTTAGTTCCAATAGATGTGGCCACGGTAGTTGAGAATGATGCATCGTTGCCAAGGGCTGTTGCTAATTCATTTAGAGTGTCAAGTGCTGCCGGAGCAGAGGCAACAACATTGGCTACTGCTGTATCTACATAAGACTTAGTTGCTGCATCTGTATTAGCAGATGGAGTTCCAAGGCCTGTTATCTTGTATGTTCCAGCAGCAAGATCAGAACCCAAAGTTCCAGATGTAATAGTCTTAGATGTAAGAGTTGATGCAACGCCATCAAGGGTTACTGTGCCAGTTGCATTAGGAAGAGTGATTGTTCGATCTGCTGTTGGATCAACTACTGTAAGGGTGGTTTCAAAGTTATCTGTTGTAGCACCTTCAAAGTCAATACCACCAGTTGCAATAACTGCACCAGATAAAATTTTGAATGTGAGAATCTGTGCATCAGATGTTCCAACAACATCACCAGTTATACCGTGGACACCAGATGTTGTAGGTGTGGCAACAGATCCAATGTGTGCAGAAAACTCATTAAAGTCTTGACCAGAAACCACATGGCGAACCGTAGCTCCAGCAGAGTGAGCAACATTTGTAGTGTTGTCTTCTCCACGAGCGACAGTAAGAGTAGTTCCACCACCGGATGCAGTTACCTTTATTAGTTCTTCTTTGTTGGTATCTGGATCAATGACAAGTGTGTATGGATAATTGCTAGGAAAGCCTGTTACTAAGTCAAGGGTGATAGATGTAACAACGCTATCGATACCTGTTGATAGCGATGCTTGTTTTGCGGTAGAGGCGTAATATCTTTTCTGGGCCATTGTTTACCTCGTGTAATGTAGTCGTGGTGGGTATTGATCGCGGAGTTGTGCTGCTTCTTGTTGTAAGCGTTGCTGGTATAGACCAAGGTAGAAACGAGCAACAGATGAACCAGAGCCAATAGGCTTTGATTGATCCAACATATCTGCTTCTACTGATTGTGCAGGTACTCGTGCAGCATCACTTCCAACGATTAGACGAGCAATGGTTCCATAAGTAATAAGATCAACAGTCGATGATGGGAGTCCGGTAACAGTCTCATAAATGTCAGTTCCGCTAGATAGAACTGATGGAGACATTGCATAAATAACTTGAACTGTTCTTCCCGGATCTATACCGTCAAAGATATTGATTGATTTTCCGGTGGTAAATACGGTGGCATTAGCTGTCTTGTCTGTGTCATACCTACGGACATTGAGCCACTCCTTGGTTGAACCAAGGGTCTGCCACTTAACATTGAGAACATAGTCGGCAGCAGCCGGTAGAGAATATGTGGTCACGGCTGAGTTGAAAGCAAATGTGTGTGTGCCTACCCCAAAGAGTTCTGGATAGACTGACTGAATAGTATCATTGATGGCTTGTTTGACCATGAATCGTGGGTATGTAGGTGCAATCACAACCTTGGTCTGGTTGGCTGCTGTAGAGGCTGTGGTGCCTCTAAATGCCCTACCCCACGGGGCTAGGTAAACCTGTTTAGTGAGGTTGTCTGTACGATCTACATACATAAGCTCATCGCCTACCTCGATAAGACCTCTGCCCATTTGAGCAGTCTCATTGACCACAAAATCTGTGGCTGTAGTGGTGGCAATGCCACCGGTCTGATTGACCCATGTAGCCGTTTCTTGCTGAGATCCATAGTTCTGGATCTGACCAAGGACTCGCTCTACTAAGCCATTGAATGTAGTTGTCATGAAGTCCTCGCTCTTAGAGCTGCGGCAGCAGCCTTATCGGTGGTACCACCAAGTTGGTTACAAACACCACGAAGGTCTTTGTAGGCAGATCTAGCATTTCCAGCTTTGGAATTTAAGGCACCAACAACGCTAAGTCCTGTAGTTCCAGCCCAAGTGTTTGCAGCTAAAGCTGCACCAACATATGACTGAATAGTAGGATAGGTGCCACCATTAGCGAGGCGATTGAGTTCTGCATGAAGCGTACTTCCATCGGTGCCAGTTGCCATTACTTACCTTTCTTCTTACCCTTTTTCATTCCAGCTTCTGACATAGCGATAGCAATCGCTTGTTTCTTTGAGGTTACAGTTGGGCCCTTTTTAGAACCCGAGTGAAGGGTGCCGGTCTTAAACTCGTGCATTACCTTCTGAACTTTCTTTGAAGCTTTAGAAAGTTTCTTCATTACTTTTTCTTGCCCATTTTCTTAGGCATTGACTTTGCTTTCATGCCACCAGTCTTTGAGCCATATTCCTTCTTACGCATTGCTGCTGATTCGCTTCCTTCGTGCTTCTTCATTGCTGCTGCTGACTTGTACTTCTCGCCTTTTACTGACATTTGATTCTCCCTTTGAGTGATTACTTTGGCTTTCCCACCTGTGTTTATATCAAACGAGATGGAAATCTCTATTGCTTTACGAGCCTCATTGGCTGCCGTTCTTGTATTCGTTGGGGATATAGATGCTCTGGCTAATGCACCAAGTGCATATGAACTACCAGATCCAACTCCATAGATCCCACGATCATCTCTTACCCAAGAGAAGTCATTATCAATTTGATAAATCTTTCCTCGAAGGCAGATCAATGCATCAAAACCTGCACCATCTTTAGGATCATTATCAGCAGATTTTGGCGATGGATCGTATCCATAATCTGCATAGGCTTGCTTAAGTGATGGCAGTAAATCTGTCATCATAAATTTATCTAGGTTCACACCTCTTGGAATCTTTGGTGCATTCCAACTGTGTAGGGCTATATCCCCGGCGATTGCATCGCCAGCAAAGGCAATTACATACTCGCCTTTTTCTACTACCTTGTCCATGCCAGAGGCTATGAACTTCTGTTCTCCTCCTACTATCAAAGAATCTGCTGCAATCAATCCCCAACCCTTACCTTGGATTCCGATAATGGTTGTCATGCTTATTCCTTAAATGAGTTAGTGGTTGAGTCGAATGCCTTACCGGCAATGTTACTTAACTCAACAGCTCCACGAATATCCTTCATGTTAGTTGTTGCTGGTTCTATGCCTTGGTCTATCGCTGACTTGTAGGCATTTAATTCTGCATCCCATTTCTTCTGAGACATCTGCTTTGAGCTACCGGCATCACCAACGGATAGTTGTAATCCTGATGCCCTGAGGCAGTCTCCCCAATTTTCATGATCTTGAGTAGGGCATCCAGTTCTGCAACTCATCAGACAACCTGTACTAAAAATCCATCATGTGCAGCATTGGATGCTGTATCTGCTTCTGCTTGTGTCTTAATGACAAAGCCTTGCCCAACAAGAATATTCTTTATTGTTTCGCTAACAATGTGATTACGACCACCAAGGAACACATAATCAGAATCTTTCATTTCATCCTCCGTTACTGCACGAGATAAGGATAAAACACCATTGTCAATAATAACTGCTACACCACGCTGAGAGACAACTCTTTTCCACCATTTGTCGGCTAATGGATAGCCTTCCATAACCTGTGGTGTATAAAAAGTATATGTAGCCATTTCTCTCCTTTAGTAGAGAGGGGGCAGGTTGCCCCACCCCCTCAACTAATTAGCTCCTATTAGAGAGCTGAACCGCCTGTTTCCAAACGAACAACTGATGCATCACGGAAGATGCCCCAGCCGCCGAAGTATTTCCAGCCAAGGGCTGACTTACGGCGAAGGATGTCAATCTGAGGAGCTACGACTGTTTGCACATCGTAGACTGAAGCCTCAAGAAGAGCTTCCTTACCAACTGCGATTGCCTTGTAGACAGAAGCAGATGATGCACCTTCAATTGTTGAAGGTACACGAGATGTCTGAACAACTTGGAAGCCTTCAAGAACACCAATGGTGCCTGTCAATAGGTTTCCAACATTTTCAGTTGTGTACTTGTGGATGTCCACAAATCCGCCTGAACCAGTCTCTGCCCGTAGGTCATAAGCTTGGCGTGGGTGGATGAAGATGGTATAGAGATCTCCAACGCGAGGTTGTGAGTTAGCCTCTAGAAGTGCTGTCTGTGCCTTGCGAAGCATAGCTGTCGATAGGACATCTGTTGCTGTCAAGGTAGCAGTTGTTGTACGGCTTCCGCCGTACTTAACTACAGTTCCGCCGATTAGAGCAGAAGCGACAAGCTGATCCAATGTATCTGCTGCGTTGTAAGCAATCGCATCACCGATCATTGTGTCGATAGAAGAGAATGTGGCCATATTGACCTTCTCTGTCTGCTCAACAGCATTACCGTATTCAGTAACTGTGACTGAAACCTGTGATGGGTTTGCTAATGCAACAGGAGTTACATCAGATGTTTCTGTTAAAGCTGTGGTTGCTGCTGTTAGGTTTGCATACAATGCGAACTTAAGAGTAGTTCCCGGGTTGGTGAGAGCGACTGGTCGTAGGTCTGCGACTGAACGCATGACAGGTAGGGAGCGGAGTGCAGCTCTTACATATGTGTCATATGCATTGACTACGAGGTTGCCTACACCAGAGATTTGAGTGGTTGCCATTTACGGCACCGCCTTTCTGGGTTAGTACCCAGCTTTACCAAGATCTGAAAATAACTGCTTCAATGCTTCAGGCCCCTTTGCAGCGGCCTCATCCATCTGGGCTTGAATCATCTGTTCGCGATCAGCACTAATGCCGCCATCTACAGTTGCTTGAGCCTTTTTGTAATTATCTACGAAACCTTCTGGTATCGCTGAGTTTGATTGGTTTGGTTGTGACACACCGAATACATCTCCGTATTCAGTAAGCCATGACGACAACGATTCCTCCGTGAGGTCGATGTCCTGTGGAATAAAAGCCGAAATCTTCGGATTCACTCCTCGAGCTGTAAGGACTTCTGAGATAGTTCTCTCTCGTTTTTCTTTACGCAAATTTGAAAGCTCTTCCTGAATTTCCTTCAGTTGCTTCTCTTTTGCCTTATTGGCCTTGCGTAGTTGTCCGAGAACATCGTTCGAATCAAGTTCGAAGTCATCCTCTTCCAGTTCGTAATTGGACATTTGTCCTACTCCCTTTTCATGTTAGTCGCTGGCCACAATGCAATCGGGGAAATGCATTGGCTCCAACTTCCGGGTTTATACTCATCTCAAGTTCCGGCATTTCTAGAGATGGAGTGGGTGTCCGGGTCTCGAACCCGGATGATTGCCAATCACCCTATTACTTAAACTGTTTTAGTTCTTAGTGCCTTAGATCCGATGCCACTTGTGCCACCGAATGCTGCTTGACCTGTTGCCTTGATTCGTGCTGCTTGTGCTTGTGCTTGGACATCTCCACCGAACTCGGCAGCGATTGCTTCCTTGGCTCCAAAGTTTTCACCATAGATAGCAGCAAGGTTTCCAGTTGTCTGGAGTTCACGCTGAACCTGTGAATACTTCTGGCGTTGTGATCCATAACCAAGAGATCCTGCACCATAAGCCTGAGCCATATTAGCTTCTTCTGCTGTTAGACCTTCGATAAGAGCTGCTGCTGTATTCATGTTCTTGCCAGCAATCTGCTCAAGGATTCCCTGACCCTTTGCTGGATCAATCATATATGCAGTAAGGGCTTCGTCACCGATACCGTATAAATCTTTAAGTTGTTTACGAACATTGGAATCTGTGCCTGTAGTTACAAAATCACGATATGCCTGAATAATATTTGCTACATCGACATTGGTGAGATTGTTCTTTAGGAAAGATTGGAAGTCTGTTGTCTGATCGTAGAAGCCTGTTGGCATATTGTATGAAGTCAATACCTTCTGGTATTCATCTTCCATTCCAACGATTGTCTTCTCATCTAGTGCCTTATAGCCCTGCTTCAAACGAGCTTCGTTAACACTACCGAATCGATCATAGTAAGACTTGGTGTTAATCAACTGAAGGTAGAAACCTTCTGAAGTTGTAGGGATTTCATCAAATGCCTTGCCAAAACGATCTGTGCCTTTGCCAGCAAAGATTGCAGCAATGTCATCTCCAACCTCTTTAATACCCATCTGGGTAAAGCGTTCCCGGATAACATCGAATGCTGACTTACGCTGGGCTGCCACTTGCTCTGCCTTAGCAGTCTCAAGTGCCTTCTGCTGTGCAGCAAGCATTTTTTGGAATTCTGCATTTTGATTAGCAATAGCAGATTGAATAAGTTTATTTACATCATCTGCTGAAAGTCCTGCTACTTGTTCTGGTGCAGGAACTTGATCTGTAGTTCCATCATCATATTCAGTAATCTGAATACGGTTGGCACCGGATCCTGAGAAATAAGTACGAACTACTTTTTTGCCAGTAGGATTTGGGGTTCCAGTAGTTTCAGTAGTTCCGTCATCATATGTGATTGTTACTGTTCCGTCTTTATTGGTTACACGAGAAACTTCTTTTTTACCAGTTGTTCCTCCAGTATTACCACCAGTATTACCACCAGTTGAACCACCTGTGCTTCCGCCTGTAGACCCACCAGTTCCAGATGCTTTAGCAATGCCTTCAAGTGTTGTTGTATTTACAGTTCCAGCATTAGTTATTGGATTAGATGATGTTCCAAGTCCAACACCTGCACCTGTAGTTGTTCCACCATAAGGATTAGTTGCTGTCTGTGGTGATGTAATTGTTACTTTTGTTCCGCTAAATAGAACTGTTTGACCTGCTGCTGCTCGAGCTGCAAGCGTTGGGTTATCGGCAAGGATCTGGGCAACAGTAGTGCCATTGGCCTTTGCAATACCGGAAAGGGTATCTCCGGACTTAGCCGTTACTTTTTCTGCCATTATGGAATCACTCCGAATCTCGATCCGACATCAACTAAGATGCTGTCGGCTTTAGCTCTTGCATTGGCTGTGTATTGCCAACGACTGTCTTTGTATAGGTCTTGCTCGAACTGCCACAATGGAGTGACTGTTGACGATGTTTTGTCTCCGACAGTTGTTGTTGAACCAATCATTGCTTTACGAACTGTTGGATCCTCAAGATCCAATGAACCCTCTGGAACCTCGAGGATACGAGAGATTGCACCGATGTAAGGGCTTGCAATAGATAATGGAGACTCTCCATTGAGGATACGATCACGGAATGCTGGGAACAACTTAACCGCTTCTTGGCGAAGGTTCTCATCAATCTGTTCGTTGGATGTATCTCCAAGAAAAACATTCTTTGCAAGGTTATCTGCTGCTGATGCAGTAAGTGCCAAGCCAAACTGACGATACTTGGTAGTAACCATAATCTTGTTGGCGTTAATCTGTTGCTGGACTTTAGGCTGAGATAGATACTGGTCAGTCCGGCGAAGCTTCTTCTCGAAATCGCTGATATTAGATGAACTGATAAGAAGTGTCTGGAATTGCTTATCATCTATCTTAAAGGCAGATGATGCGATTTCAAGGTTCTTACGATAGATCTCGATGTAGTCAGCAGCAGCCTGAGCAAAAGTATTTCCTGCACGGATAGAGTTAGCAACATCTGGCTTAACTGTATCCAACTGGAACTGAGCAATAGTCTTTAGACCAATGTCATACTTGATCTCATCCATGCTCTTGACTTTGGCAAGGTATTGATCTCGGTAAGTATCTTTAGTTGCCTGATCTAACTTAAGACCATTGGCAAGTTCGGCTGCACCAATAAGTGCAAAAGTTCTCTGGTTAACATCTTTAGCCCAAGCAGTTCCTGAAAGGTATGCCTCGACATTGGCAGCAGATGAATTCTCTCGTGCCATGGTAACAAGCTTGTTATAGATGTCTGGGTAACTAGCCTTGAAGTAATCAATAAGATACTTGCTGCCGTATTCACCAAGCTTTGCTTGCTGTTCTGGTGTCAAGGCATTTGGATCTACAGCAGTTTTTGCTTTAGGTTTTGCTTGAGGAACATTTCCAATTTTGTCTTTTCCAGCATTGTTAACAACAGGATTTGCACCTGCTGCTTGTGCAGCAGTCTGAGGGTTTGCACCTGCTTTTGCCTGATCTGCTGTTGAAACTACTGCTGCTGATGTTGTTGATTTTACAACAGTAGTTGTAGCAGTTGTTGCGGTTGTTGATGCTGTAGTTGCTGTAGTCTCTGGTTTAGTTCCAATAGTTACTTGACCAGTTTTTGTATCCAACTTAGCAGTATTCTTTGTAAGACCAGTCACTTCTTTTAGAAGAGTATTCTGTTGTTCTACTGCTTGGTTGTAAAGTTTTTCTAAACGCTTAAGTTCTCTTTCATCACCCGGTGATGAAGTATTAGATGCTATGTTTCTTACTATGCGATTGATTCCAAATAGGCTATCTGCAATAGATTGCTCAAGTGATTGGATACGATCATTCTTTTGACCAACTACAAACTTAACCGCTTGATCGTATTGGTTTGCTGCCTTTCGGGCAGCATTGGCTTTAGCAGCAGCTTCTGACTCTGCCTTAGCCTTAGCGGCTCTTGCTTTCTCGGCTTCGAGAAGTGCATTGATGTCAATAGTGCCTTTAGGCTTTACTGTCTCTGCCATTATCGGACACCTGCAATCTTCGCTATAACATCGCCGTATGAATTAAGAGTCTTGTTGACTGCTTCTGTTTCTAACTCTGGGTTGGCCATAATTGCATTTTCAACTACTTGACCCTTACCAACCATCGATAGGCCTCCAGTTGTTGTAGTTGAGTATTGACCCGGTGCTGTCTGTGTCTGTGTAGTGATTGAAGGGTTAGCCTTCTCAGCAGATGTAAGAGTTTGAAGCAGTTGATTGTATTCAGCATCACGAGGATCACGACCAAGTTTTGCACGAAGTGCATTCTGAACGATTGCTTGTGCTTCTTCTTTGGTTGAGATGCTTGAGACTCTCTGAGTTGTTGTTCTTGGTTCTCCACCACCAGATCCAATGGCTGCTAACTTCTCTTGCCATGTTCGACCACCATCAGCATTGGCTTCACCAAGAAGTTTCTTAAACGCTTCTGTGTCAGCCTTGCCCCAATATGCAGTCTGGAAATCAGACTTCGCAAGTTGTCCACCTTGAATCATAAGAGCTTTAATTTGATTCTGATCTGATAAAGCCTTTAGGTTTTCTCCAAGAATCTGCCAAACCTGTGCATCAGAAACTTGATATAGGGCAGAATAAATCTTGCCAGTTACATCTGTTTTCTTACCAGTCTTAGGATCTGTAAAGACAACACCCGGGCGGAATACACCAGTTCCCTGTGCAGGATATGAATTGGCACCACCTACTGAAGGTGCAGCATAAGGATTAGTTCCTGTTGAAACTTCCTTGGAATCATCGATTCCATTCTTGTTTAGATCAACCATTAGTTATTTCCTGTCTCTGTTGCAAATACACGCCAGTACATTACAGAGAAATCTGGGTGTTCGGAGATTATCTGGTAAGCAGTTTGGTCTAACCATTGTGCTACATTTTCAACAGCTTTACCTGTAAGTGTCTTGTATCCTGCTTGTGCAACAGAATTCAATGCTGATTCACGAGCTTGTAAGAATTTAGCCAAGCCCTTGCCTGATTCAGTTTCAGCAAACTTAGGGTTGCTAAGAGCCTGAGTTACTTCCTTAACAAGTGTCTCACGAGGAACACCTGCTGCACGGAAGTCTGGCTGTCCACCGAAGTCATCATCCATTGCTGCCTTACGAGTCATGTAGACCTGATGGGCTTGCTTTGGATCTGCACCCTGCTGGATAGCAATAGCCTCATCGCTTTGTAACTTAGCCTTACGAGCTGTGTATACATAACGAGCCGCTTCCATCTGCATTTCGGCAGGTGATAGTTTGAATCGCTGGCCACGCTGTGCTTGCCATTTAGCAAATTCTTGTGAGTATTGTCCACCGGGGAAGAAGAGGGCAAACGCATTTGGCAAGGCATTGGCATCCTTGCGATTGTTCTGATAGAAGTTCCATGCATCTCCGGTAGGTGTAATACCACCACGAGATCCAGATACCAGAGCAAAAAGTGCTGACTCGCCATACTTGTCAGCCCACTTGGCTACAGCGATTTCATAACTGTCTGGGTTGTTTGCACGGATCTGTAAGAAATCATTAAACATAAGAGCCTGAACATGGAGTTCACCCTCTTTATCCTTAGCAAGAATCTGAGGTGCAATAGATCCGGGAGCCACATTCTGTGTGATACCACGCCATAAAGCGAGGACTCGATTGACCTTACCTGCATCTTCCAGAAGCTTTGCTTGTGCTTCTCCACCAAGTGGAAAGTCTCCATAGTTGCCGGTTGATGCAAGGTATGTCATCAATGGTCGAAGAGTAGACATACTCTTTTCCTCGAATGAGTTAACACCTAGACCATAAAGAACTCGTTGGGCCCAAGCAGGGGTAAATGACTCGACAATTCCAGTTTTACCTTCAGGGGCTCCGAATGGATATATCACATTGCGGAGTTGATCTGCTGCCCATCCTTCTTGGCTTTGAATGATCTTGCCCAATGAAAGCTGAATAGCAGGGCCTACACCCGGTAGCAATTCATTGCTGAATGCAAGGTTCAAAGATGGAATCGATAGCGATGTTGGCATTGCTGGAACTGCTTCACCAGTTGCTGTTGAAAGCATCCAGCCAAGTGCATTACCTGCTAGAGGGATAACCATACGAGGATCACCATAGGTTGGATCCTTGTAGATAAATCCTTGGCTTGGATCATTCCAGTTCTGGCCAGTCCATTCGTAAATGACACCAGTCTCTGGATGAGTCAAGAATTCAAAAGCGTTAGCAGCCTTGTAAGTACGAGCCTTACCTTGTAGGCGGAAAGTGTTGGCCACATCTGTGCCAATCAACTTACTCCATACTGCAATGGTATTACCCCATGCTGCTGCAAAAGGAGATACTAAACGAGCTGCAACTGCATACTGCTTCTGTCGCATTGCATCGTAGTAAAGCTTCTGTATTTTATTAGCAGCAAAATTATTTGCGATTGTATGCATATCGTCAGCAGTAAGTCCTCGATCATCGAGTGTCTTGATTGCTTCACGCATACGAACCAATGATGGGTTTTCAAACCCTGCCTTAAGTCCAAAGACCTTAACGCCACGAAGTTCCTTCTCAGCGATAGCAAGGATCTTGACTGCTTCATCCTTGGTAAGAAGGTTCATATTTTCTGCAACACCGTTCCAGTATTGCTGCTTAAACTCTGGGCCAAGTGCTGCTCGCTTTTCAATCGATGCAGAGACTTGGAAGAACTTAGATGCTGCACGATCCCATTGACCCTTGAAGGATGCAACGGCACGGACATCATCTGTTGGAAGCTTGAGTTGACCAATAGCCTTTGAGATGTCTGTTGAATCAACATATCCCTTAAGGATATTGGCAAGCCATACATCCTTTGACTGAGTTCCCTTTGGATTAAATCCGGGAGTTCTCTTGCCATCCACAGCAACCATTGCTTTACCAGAGATAAAATCACGCAATTCTCGGCGGCCACCAGATAAGTTATCGACACCTTCTGTAACTACCTTGAAGTAATTCTCCATAGCTTGACGAGCAATAGCTTCGTCTGCATCAAGCATCAATGCACGATTGAGTTCATCAACTTTTGCAATCTGTGTACGAAGCAAGATTCCCTGCTCTGTCTCAAACATAAAGTCAACAATGAACTTCTCGTAATCACGAGATAAATCCATGCCTTGTGCTTGCTTTTTGGCGATAAAAGATTCTGCTTCTTTGAACCAAGGAGTAAACTTTCCGTTTGCACCCTTGATACCACCATCGAGTCCACCTGCAACTAGACGAGCCATTGCTGACTCACGGAACTGAAGGATTGCTCCGGCCCATGCCCGATTGAATCCTCGTTCTTCTGGTGTAATGAAACGCATACCGGTAGGCAGAATCTGTGAAAGACCACGAGAGCCTTGACCCATACCAACACCGATAGATCGAGACATCATTACGGCAAACTTATCTGCATCTGCAAGTGCTGCTGACTTAAAGCCAACTGCATCTAGCTCTTCAACTGCTTTATTAAAGTTTGTGCCAAAGACTGTGTTATCGAAGCGAGACCAGCGACTAGCATACTTAGCAATGGCATTACCCTCTGGGTTAGCCATCATCATTGCAGCAAACTGCAATGGGTGATTGAACAAGGTTGTAGATCCACCAAGGAATGAACGAACCTGCATATCACCGACATTTCGTAGGATGTATGAAACACGACCTACGAG